GGAAGAACCAAAACCAATGAATGGTGACTCTATCTCTTTAAGACATGTGAGACCAGATAGAATAGAAACAGCTGTTCCAAAACTTTTACCATTAAATCCATTTACAACAACAAATGGATCTACAACAATAACTGTTAAAGAACCTGATCATGGAAGATCAACAAATGATAGAGTTAGATTTAGAGATGCAACTGTTGTTGGAGGAGTAGCTGCAGCAACAATAAATCTAGCTGCAGGTTATTTAATTACTAAGGTAAACGATGATAAATATACCTTTGCAACAGCTACAACATCTAGTATAAGTGAAACAGGAGGAGGTGGCTCTGCATCGGCAGGACCAGTGACGGTAACAGCATGATTAAAAAAATAAAAAATTTTATATGTAATTTGTTTGGTATTAAACAGTGTGCATGTCCAGAAAAAGATGAACATCTTCAATTATATGAAGATTCAGCAGAACCAGAAACACCTATGTACACAGATGTTGATGGTAAAGCAGTAAAGTGTGGGACACATAATAGATACAAAAAAAGTTGTCCTATTTGTAAAGAGATAGCAGGAATAGTATAATGTCAGGAATAAGTGCATCAGGATTAAAAACACAAATTAGAAGTTATACTGAAACAGATTCAAATGTTTTAACAGACGCTGTTTTAGAAAATATATTATTAAATGCTCAATATAGAATTATGAGAGATGTGCCTATTGATGCAGATAGAAAACAACAACTAGGTAATTTTGTTGCTGGACAAGAATCTATAAATGCACCCGCTGGATGTTTATTTGTTAGAGGTATACAAGTTTACGATACAGCAGGATCTGAAATTACGGGAGCTAATAGATGGCTAGAGAAAAAAGATTTAACTTATTTACAAGAATATCAGGATGTAACCGGAACCTCAGCTGCTCAAGGTAAACCTAAATATTATGCTATGTTTGGTGGTGCAACGGGTAACACAGACACTACATCTGGTAGAATATTTGTGGCTCCAACTCCAAATACTACGTATAGATTTAGAATTCATTTTAATAAAATGGTGGGTCTTTTAGAAGGTGATAACACTAATTATCTTAGTCTTAACTTTCCAAATGGGCTATTATATTGCTGTCTGTCAGAGGCATATGGGTTTTTAAAAGGTCCGATAGACATGTTGACTTTATATGAAAATAAATATAAAGAAGAAGTACAGAAGTTTGCTAATGAGCAAGTCGGTAGAAGACGAAGAGATGACTATACAGACGGCACTGTTCGAATACCGGTAAGCTCAGTAAACCCGTAGGAGAAAATTATGGCAATAACATCGGCAATATGTTCAAGTTTTAAACAAGAGCTTTTACAAGGTAAACACAGTTTTGAATCTTCAGGTGGACACACTTTTAAATTAGCATTATTTGATAGTGATGCTTCTTTAGGTGCCTCTACAACAGACTATTCAACTTCTGAAGAAATCACAAATACATCTGGAACTGCTTACACGGCAGGTGGTGCAACTCTTACAAACCAAGGAGTTTCGTTATCTTCTACAACAGCATTTACAGATTTTGCAGACGTAACTTATACATCTGCATCTTTCACTGCAAACGGTGCGATGATCTATAATACAACAACAGACGGTGGTTCAAGCACTACTGATGCTGTAGCAATTATTGCATTTGGTGGTGACAAAACAGCAAGTAATGGAACTTTTAAAATTGAGTTTCCAGCAGCAGCAGCTACGACAGCAATCATCAGATTAGCATAGGAGGCCGACCATGTCGGTATCTTCAGGATGGGGCAGGTTCACCTGGGGCCAAGCGTATTGGAACGCAGACACAACTCTTAAAACAGGTTGGGGCGCAAAGTCTTGGGGTGAAGACGAATGGGGTGAATTAAAAGATGCTGTTGCTCAACCTTCTGGTCTTTCTATAACAGCTAGTGTTGGTTCTGTTGATATACCTGATGTAATTTTAACTTTAGCAGGACAAGAATTTACAGCGTCTCAAGGAGAGGCTTTCAATCCCGTTGTAATAGAAACCACATTATCAGCATCTTTTTCTGTTGGAACTATAACTCCAAATGATCAAACACAAGGTTTAAGTGCAGACGCGATTACATCTTCACTAGGATCACCCACAGTTGCCGACATGGTTGTTGGTGTTACAGGTGTATCTTTCACTGCTTCTCAAGGAACTGCGGTTGCACCAAACGATACTGTTCAACCATCGGGTCTATCAATAACTTCTGAACAAGGAACTGCGATCGGATCATCTAATCAAGAGGCAGATTTAACAGGTCAATCAGCCACTGTAAGTTTAGGAACAGTAACAATACCAAATGATACAGCTTTAATTTCTGGTGTATCAGCTTCATTTAGTTTAGGATCTATTGTAGGTTTAGGAGGAGCTGTAGCTTTACCAACAGGACAGTCTTCTACAGCCTCTGTTGGATCATTAACTGTAGAAGAAGCTTTAGGTTTAACAGGCCAATCATTTAGTGCTAGTGTAGGATCAATATCTTTAGTAGATATTCAGGTTGGATTAACGGGTCAATCAGCAACATTTAGTATAGGAGCTGTTGATATATTTGCTTACGGCGATGTTGACACTGGCTCAAATACGTCTTATAGTAATGTTTCAACGGGTTCGAATGACTCTTATTCGGATGTTGCAACAGGATCAAATACAAGTTATAGTGACGCTGCATAGGAGAAAAATATGGCATCAACATACACACCGTTAGGTGTAGAACTTCAAGCAACTGGTGAAAATGCAGGAACTTGGGGAACAAAAACTAATACAAATTTACAAATCATCGAACAAATATCGGGTGGTTATACAACTCAAGCTGTCTCTGATTCAGGGGACACAACTCTTTCAGTATCTGATGGTTCAACAGGTGCAACTCTTTCACATAGAATTATAGAATTTACAGGTTCTTTAACTGGAGCAAGAAATGTAACAATACCTTTAGATGTACAAAATTTTTATTTCTTAAAAAATGCAACATCAGGTTCTCAAACTGTAACATTTAAATACGTTACAGGTACAGGAACTTCAGCTGCAGTTGCGAGCGGTAAAACTGTAATTGCATATGCAAAGGCAGATGATGGGACTAACCCAAATATTTCTACTATATCGTTAGCTAGCGATGTTGTTGATGATACTTCACCACAACTAGGTGGAGATTTAGATGTCAATGGTAATAAAATTGTATCAACATCAAACGCTAATATTGAAATAGAACCAAATGGAACTGGTGATGTAATCTTAGATACAGACCAAGTGTTAGTTGGTGGTGGATCTGAAGTAGGTCAATTGTCTTCTAATGGTGCGTATGATCTTAAATTAGTCACAAACTCAGGTACAAACTCAAGTTATATTAATATTGTTGATGGTGCTAATGGTAATACACAATTATATCCAAATGGAACAGGTTTAACTGAAATTGGTGGCGGAACAAACGCTGGAACAATTCAGCTTAATTGTGAATCTAACTCCCACGGGATTAAATTACAATCACCTCCACACTCAGCAGGTCAGTCTTATACACTTATCTATCCTACTGGAAATGTAACAGCAGGAACATTTTTAAAAGTAGCTTCAATAACTGGTTCAGGAACAACGGCTGTTGGTCAATTATCTTTTGCAGCAGCAGGAACTTCTTGGCAAGCAGTAAAAACTTCTTCTTTCACAGCAGCAGCTGGTGAAGGTTATTTTATAGACACTACGAGTAGCGCAATAACAATGACTTTACCCGCTGGTACTATAGGGGATGAGATTGCGTTTATAGATTATGCAGGAACTTTTGATACAAACAATTTAACTGTAGCCGCAAATGGTTCAGAAAAAATTGTAGCATCAACTGACGATTTAACAGTTTCAACAGAAAGAGCAGCAAACACGTTAGTGTATACAGATTCTACGCAAGGTTGGTTGCTGAAGAATAATTAATTATGGCAGATTATAAAGCAATTATTGGGACGGCAGTCCGAAACAATGCGGGTGATTTACCTAGCACTCAAAAAAAAGAATTATTTTTTGATACTACTAATATAGATTTTAAATACCAGTTTGGAGCGACACTATCAGCTGGTACTTTTAGAACTGGTGGTAATTTAAATACAGCAAGATCTCAAATGGCATCTGCAGGGACATATACGACAGCTTTGTCTATTGGAGGAAGAAAACCTCCAAGTAATACAAACACCGGAGAGACAGAACAATACAACGGAACATCATGGACTGAAGTTGCAGATTTAAATGTTTCTAGAAGATTACCAAGAGGAGCAGGAATTTATACAAGTGCATTAGCCTTTGCTGGATATACTGACCCAACTTCATCTGTTTCAGTAAAAACAGAATCATGGAATGGATCAGCATGGACTAACACCACTGATATGAACTCGGGTAGATATTCTCTCGGTGGATGTGGATCTTCTAGCACTAACGCTTTAGCTATAGCTGGACAGTCAACAACAGCAGCAGTTGCACTTACAGAAAGCTGGAATGGTAGCAGTTGGACTGAAGTTGGAGATTTAAATACTGCTAGATCAACTAATCAGGGAGCTGGTGCAAGTAACACTTCGGCTATTGCTATGGGGGGAGCTGCATCTTCTACTAGATTAAGTGTTGCAGAAACATGGGATGGAAGTTCTTGGACTGAAGTTAATGATATGAACACTGCAAGAGACTCTGGAGGTGGTTTAGGTATAGCAACTTCTGGTTTAGTTATTGGAGGAAGAACACCTCCTGCAATTGTAGCAAATGTAGAATTATTTAATGGCACTTCTTTTGCAGAGCAAAATGATATAGCTGCTGCAAGAGAATGGACAGCTGGAGCAGGCACAACGTCAAATGGATTAGTATTTGGTGGAGATACCCCTTCTGCTACTAATGCAACAGAAGAATGGACTGGAGCTGGTACAGCTGTTGGAGCATGGTCAAGTCAAGCTAACATGAACAATTCAAGAGCAAACATGGGAGCTAGTCCAGCTGGAACTTCAACAGCAGCTTTAGCTAGCGGTGGAGTTAGCCCAGAAAGTTCGGATCAGTTGCCTCATACAGAATCTTATAATGGAACAGCTTGGACAGAAGTCGGAGATTTAGGTACTCCAAGAAAAGACCTTAATGCTGGAGGAACATATACATCTAATATAATTTTTGGTGGTGAAACTGGAGGTGGAACAAAACGAGCTGAAACAGAAGTTTGGAACGGAAGTACTTGGACAGAGGTTGCAGACTTAAATAGAACAGTACAACAACCAGGAGGGACAGGCGCTAGTAGCACTTCAGCTTTATGTATTGGAGGATTTAGTCCTGGTAAAGTAGCTTTAACAGAAGTTTGGAATGGTTCATCATGGACAGAAACAGGTGATTTAGGCACAGCACGAGGGTATCCAGGTTGTAGTGGAATTGCTACAGCTGCTTTAGCTTTTGGAGGTTCGACAGATCCAGGAACTACGGCTAATACAGAACAATTTAATGGCTCATCTTGGACTGAATTAAATAATATTAACGCATCTAGAGGTGGACTTAGAGGAATCGGAATATATACAGCCGCGCTAGCTGTTGGAGGTAATGCATCGGCTGGTTCACCAGGTAGAAAACTAGTTGAAGATTGGAATGGCGTGTCTTGGCAAGAAACAACTGATCCAAGCAATGACTATGAAGGTGGTGGAACGTCTGGCGGATCAGGAAGCGCATCTGGTCTGATTTATGGAAATGCACCTTATTCGGGTGCAACAGAAGAGTGGACAAACCCTGGAACAACAATTAAGGTATTAACAGATTAATAAGGAGGAAACTATGGCAAAAACATATCAATACTGTGTAGCAGAAAACTGGGGAAAAGGTTTCATCGAACACGATGAATCTTTTAGAATCACGTTTAGAGGCTATCCAGCTAATGTTTGGCAAGTTCCTGCATACAACAAACATGCTAATCTTTGGATTGCCAAAGTAGCGGGTGTCTTAAAAACAAAAGACGAAGCTCAAGCATTAGTTGATGCAGAGGTTCAAGCAGCACAAGCTGCGTGGGATGCTCTACCTGATGCTGAAAAAGCACCAGCAATAGAAACAAACCCAAGACCTGCTGATATTATATTGGAGGACTAAAAAATTAAATGGCTGATTATAAAGAAGTTAGAGGAACTAAGATTCGGGATTATACTACTAACCCTGATAACCCGATAGAGGGACAGGTATGGTATAATGAAACCGATAATGTAGCTAAGTACGAAATTCCAAATGTCCTTACATCTTGGAGAACTGGAGTTAATATAAACACAGCTAGAGAACAGTTAATGATGTTTGGAACAACAAGCTTAGCCACAGTTTGTGGTGGAATGACACCAACAGCTCAAAATGCAACAGAAAGCTGGAATGGAACGTCTTGGACTGAAGTCAATAACTTAGGAACTGCTAGAGGTGGAGCTGGAAAAGCAGGAGTTTATAACGAAGGATTAGTTTTTGGAGGACAAACAGGAACTGCAAATACTGCGGTTTGTGAAAATTGGAATGGAACTAATTGGACAGAAGTTGGAGATTTAAATCAATCTAGATCTGCTGTTCTTACTTCAGCGGGAACAGATACAGCTGCGTTAGCAGCTGGTGGTTATCATGATAATCCATCTGGGGTTACGAACACAGAAACTTGGAACGGAAGTGCTTGGACAGAGGTAAATGATTTAAATCAATCTAGATATGCTCTAGCAAGCGGTTCTAATGCACCATATACAAGTTGTTTAGCATATGCAGGTAATCAAGGTGGAGGAATATTAAATGAATCATGGAACGGAACCTCATGGACTGAACTTGGAGATTTAAATCAAGCTCGTAGTTATCCTGGAGGCAGTGGTAGCTCTAATACTTCTGCTGTATGTTTTGCTGGAGGAAACCCACCAGGTTATGGGTCACAAACAGAAACATGGAACGGAACTAGTTGGACAGAAATTGCTGATTGTAGCACAAGTAAAAACAGGGTAGCTGGTTGTGGAACAGGAACATCAGCTTTATCAACAGGGGGTTATACATCTCCTGGTGCAAACGCTGCAACCACTGAAGAACTTACAGTGAACGCTCCTGTCGGAGCATGGACCACAAGTGGCAGTATGAACACAGCAAGACATCCCGCAGGTTCTGCGGGAACACAAACGGCTGCATTAGTTTTCGGCGGTGGAGCAGGTGGAACTGCTACTAAAAATGCTGAAACTGAAACTTATAATGGAACATCTTTTACAGAGGTTGCTGATTTAAATTCAGCAAGATCTCTTGGAGCAGGACTTGGAACACAAACAGCGGCTATATTAGCTGGCGGTGATCCACCTAATCAAGACGACACAGCAGATACAGAACAATGGAATGGAAGTGCTTGGACTGAAATAGCTGATATTGGACAAGGTGGTAGAGGACGAAGACAAGCAGCAGCGGCTGGCACAACAACTTCTGGTTTAGTATTTGGTGGAGATAACCCTGGTTCTGTAGGATCTACAGAATCATGGAATGGCTCTGCATGGACTGAAGTATCAGATTTAAATCAAGTTAGAACTTCTGAACCTTTAGGAGTTGGCACAGATAACACAACAGCAATATGTGCTGGTGGATATTATTCTCCACCAGGATTAGGTGATGTTACAGAAATTTGGAATGGATCTTCTTGGACTGAAGTAAATGATTTAAATCAAGGAAGACATCTATTCGCTGGATCTGGAACTGCTACTGCATGTATAGGTTTTGGAGGGTTTCCAATCCCAGCAGCAGGAGCTAAAACTGAAGATTGGAATGGATCTAGTTGGCAAGAAACATCAGATTTAAATACAGCGAGAGGAACTTCTGGAACAGTGCGTGGAACTAGTGCTTTAGCAGCAGCTATGGGAGGTTTTGCGCCTTCAGCGACTGGAGTTACAGAAAATTGGAGTGGAACTTCAGAAACGGTTAAAACAATAAGTACGGATTAATTATGAGTGAATACAAAAATATTATAGGAACACATATTAAAACAGTAACAACTGATCCACCTAATCCAGAGAATGGACAGATGTGGTATAACTCTACTACAAGAGTTGTAAAAGGATTTACGTCTAATCCTACAGGGGCATGGGCAACTGGAGGAGCTACAAATACTTCAAGAAAAGCATTTTCAGGTTTTGGAACTCAAACCGCTGCAATAGCAGCAGGGGGTAATACAGCACGACCAGGAATATCTAGAACTTTAAATGTTGAAAATTATAACGGAACATCTTGGACTGAAGTTAATAATATAAATACAGATAGATATGCACACAGAGGAACAGGTACGTCAACATCAGGCATAATTTTTGGTGGAGACACACCACCTAAAAGTGCCGCAACAGAAACATGGGATGGAACTAACTGGACTGAGGTAGCAGATTTAAATACTGCAAGATATGAAGGATCATCTTCTGGTGAAAGTAGCACAGCTGCTTTATTCATAGGTGGTTATGAATATCCTGGAACATCACCTTATGTTGTAGCAATTGTTGAATCTTGGGACGGTAGTTCATGGACTGAAATTACAGATATTAATACAGGTAGGTGGGCAACTTCAGCAATGGGAACTAAAACAAATGCTTTAGTATTTGGAGGGGGAACACCGACAACTACAGGTGCAACTGAGGTTTGGAACGGATCAACATGGACAGAAGTTAATGATATGAACACAGCTAGAGCATATCACGCATCAGGTGGTCTTTACACAGAAGGATTAACATTTGGAGGAATGACACCTGGAGAAACAAGAGTGGCTAATACAGAAATTTGGAATGGTACAAGCTGGTCTGAAACAACTGATATATCAACAGCAAGAGCTTCTTTTGGAGGTGCTGGTGATGATTCATCTGGTTTAGCTTTTAGTGGAGAAACACAAACTACACCTACTGGTGCAACAGAAGAGTGGACTGCACCTATAACTAACACGGTGACATTTACAGTTTCTTAATACTTGATATTATTTATAGAAAGTGTATAAGAAAAATAAGAAGGATATAAAGATATGAAAAAAGATGTAATAGAAGTAATACAAGGCGAAGAGCCTCATTTAAATAATTTATTAACACAAGAAGATTTGTCCTCGTTTAAAGGTATGGTGGACGAGCTTCGTGATACATGGACCAAGAAACAAATGTTTCGAACAGAAACAGAAGCAAGGTTTTCTGTGTTGCAAGATAATAGATACCCAACCAAAGCTGCAAAGTATTGGCAGTGTGTAAGAGAACAATCCAGTTATCTAGATAATCTTATGCATTTATCTTTTGATTACAGAAGAAATGAAGCAAAGATAAAATGGCTAGAACAAAAAATAAATAAAGAAGAAGACGAATACAAAGCTACTAAATATAAAATAGATTTAGATGAAGCTAGATTTGGTAAAGCATCTATGGAAAAAGTTGCAAGACATAGAATGCGTGAAATTAAAATGTGGTCTAAATTAAAAAAAGAATTTAATGATGGATCATTTAATGACCAAGATGTTAACCAACACCAACTAGAATCGTATCACAGAATGTATGCAGGTAAAGCTAAAACAATAACTAATAATACATCTGAAGCAGAGATATTTAATATTATGGGTCAGTTACAATCTTTAGAAAGAATCAAAGCTAGTGGAGAACTAGAAAACAACACAGAGAAGAAAGAACAATTAACAAATGATCTTGGAGCAAAACCAAAACTTTAATTTCATATTTCTAGGGCAGTCAATATTAAAATATCAAGTACCCCTTGAAATATTTCAATCAATAAATTCTTTGTATAAAGACAATAAAGATAATTTAAATCCTGCTAATAAACAATTAGTCGGTAAAATAGAAAGTGAACATTCTTTATACTACGGTGGTCAAGATGAATCTAAAATGAAAAGACACAATAGACTACCATTGGTTGTTAAAAATTATTTCATACAATCTTTTCATCATTATTTACAGTGGAATAAAATAAAAGAATATGAATTACATTTAAACTCAATATGGGTGAATGAAATGAAAGCAAACGAATATAATCCAGTTCATATTCATAGAGGTATGTTGTTTACAGGTTTGTCATCTGTTATGGTTTTAAGTTTACCTTCAACTTATGGTAAAGAATATTCAAATGAAGAGGTGCCACAAAATGGTAAACTACAAATATTAGGATCTGCTAGTGGTCAGTTTGCAAAAATAGATTATCAACCAAATTTAAATGTAAGAGACTTTTTTATTTTTCCATATGACATGAGACACTGTGTTTATCCTTTTAATAGCACGAACGAAACTAGAAGAACGTTAGCTGCAAATTGCGATGTTAGTTTTGATCCTATAAAAAACAGAGGTGTAACATGATATACGAGCCAAGATGGAAATCTTATTGTGTGACAACAACAGGACCAATGTTTACACCTGAACAATGTCAAAAAATAATTCAAGCTGGAAGATCTCAACCAAGGCAAAACGCAAGTGTTGGCCAAGGTAAAAAAGAAGGTGGTATAGTAGATACTAATACTAGAACCTCTCATATAAGTTGGATACCGTTTAAAACTATGCCAGAGATGTATAAAGATATAGAGGGCACGATGAAAAAAACAAACGGTAATCATTTTGGTTTTGATGGTATGCAAATTACAGAACAAGCACAATACACAGAATATCCATCGGGGGGTTTTTATGATTGGCATATGGATAGTGATGTTAATTTTGCACACGAACCAACTGTTAGAAAAATATCTATGACTTGTTTACTATCACACGAATCTGAGTTTGAAGGTGGCGAATTACAAATTGAAAAAGATGAAAATAAAGTAAAACTTGTACAAGGACAAGGCATATTTTTTGCAAGTTTTATTAGACACAGAGTAGCACCTGTAACACGCGGTGTCAGAAAGTCTTTAGTAATGTGGTTTGGAGGTCCACCTTTAAGATGATTGTAGAACAATTTTTTCCAACACTTATTTATGGTAAAGACGTTAACCTAGACAATAATCTTTTTACAAGAGAGGTCATTGAGTGGTCCAACAGAGATCCAGGTGAAATAAGAACAAATATGAATGGTTGGCATAGTCCAACTAATATGCATCAAATACCAGTATTCAAACCTTTGGTTGATGAATTATTTAAAATGCAACGAGAAATATATGAACAAGAATGGTTAGAAAGAGAACCAATGATAGGTAATATGTGGGCTAATATAAATCCACCTGGTGGATACAACAGACCACATCTACATCCTAATAGTCATTTTAGTGGGGTGTATTATATTAAGGCTCAAGAAAATTGTGGTCATTTAGTTTTTAATGAACCACGATCAGGAGCACACATGGTTATGCCATCTAGAAAACAAGGCAAGCCTCCTAAACATTTATGGAGAGAAGTACATATTCAACCGATAGTTGGTAGAATCATAATGTTTCCATCATGGCTTTGGCACTGTGTTGAACCAAATAAATCTAATGATATAAGAATATCTGTAAGTTTTAATTTTATACAGAAAGGTTTTAATGTTTAAATATCAAGTCATAAAAAAAGCAGTATCATTTGAATTAGCAAATTTTATATTTAATTATTTTATGCTTAAAAGAGAAGCTGTTGGTTGGATGTATAAAAACAATATAATCTATGACACAGGTTTGTTTGGAACTTGGACAGATAAACAAGTACCTAACACATATTCACATTACGCAGATATGGTAATGGAAACTTTGATGATGAAAGTATTACCAAGAATGGAAAAAGAAACAGGGTTAAAACTGTTACCTACATATTCTTACGCTAGATTGTATAAAAAAGGCGATATATTAAAAAGACACAAAGACAGACCTTCATGTGAGATATCCACCACAGTTAACTTAGGTGGGGATCCATGGCCTA